CTTATAATCCTCCTGCGGTGAGTCGGTTTTCTATTGCCTTGATTAAATCGTCAACATACTTTTTGTTGGTACATTCTAAATCAAGGGAAGGCGCACCAACATAGAAATTACCCCTTCCGTTTCTTAAAGGAATACTGTCGTAAGTGCCTGTAGTTCTCAATTCCTTGCTTGTCTGTGTGCCTGTGTGGTCTACAACATACACTCTGCCACGAAGTGAGCCGTCTGTTGAATTATATTCAATCTGTTCAACGTAGTTTCCACCGCTTTCACCACTTGAACCGAAACCGCCACTTCCAAAAGTGACAAGTCCCGAACTAATATGCTTTGCAATAAGCCTTCTACCTGCTTCGTTGGGATGTGTGCCGTCATTTGCAGGGAAGTAAATGCCCCTTGTCAGCTTATTGAAACCGAGAGAATAATAGTTCTCGATAAACGGCAAGTGATATTCTTTAGCAATTTCCTCTGTTTTTGTTGCAAAGTCAGTAAGCTTGTTGCCGTTTATTTCCTTTGTATCGGAATCCTCTGTATAAACATTGCTGTCATCCATCCAAAATCTCCAAGCCTGTCCGCAGATGAATATTCGGATGTGAGGGAATGCCGTAAGTATTGTTTCAATACTGTACCTCAAAGCACCACCGAATGTGTCAGCATTGAACAAATTGCTTTCGTCATCAACGGCAATGCTTCCTGTGAAGTCATTCGTGCCGTATGCAATTGTGATTATGTCAACCTCGTTGAAATCAATCGTTTTGAGTAAAGCAAGAGTATTTGTGAAATATGCAGGTAATGTGAGTTCTGCACTTGTATCTGCGATTGCCGCATCCTGAACACTAAAGTCGTTTGTAGTAATGGCTGTTGCAAGTTTAGACATACTGAAAGCATCGTAGTTTGTTCTCTGATGCTTTGCCATACGGCAACCACCGAAACCGCAATTGTGTACTGTTGCCTTTGTGTCCTCTGCAATGAAAGTTGAAATATCTAACGGCGCTCTGTAGTTTCCGAAAATGCTGTCACCGAAGTTTACAATCACTTTGCCCTTGAATGAGCCTGTGACAATCTCAGGCAAGGCTTCCTCTTTAATCGTCTTGGGAACTTCAGGTGTATAAGGCTCAAACTCTTCTAATTCCTCAAATGATACGCAGATATTAGAAAAATCTAAGCCTTTGTTTGCACCCGACATATAAACGTGCATATATGCTGCATTTGTTGGTGATACGGCACATTTAAAAGGGGCGGTTACACAATTTGATATATATGTCGAACGTGCATAAATAAAATTACAATTTTCATCAAGATACATAAAACAAACAAGTTCGTCAGAAAGTATGGATGTATCTTCAATGTTCGCAACCAAAAAAGGTTGCGTATTTGGTTTTGCAACAACGGGAGTTATCGTTCTTATGTGCTTTGCTGTTGTGATGGGATTGAGCGAATTGTCGTAATAACCAATTGCGCTGTTTTCGGGATTGAGTATGTTGTTGCCACCCTCTTTGTTAAACAAGTCGAGTAATTCCCTTGCCTTTTCGTCAACAACCTCAAACGTGTTTTCACCAATTGTTAAAGTTTTCATTTCTGTCATAGCAATTCCCCCTTATAAAATAGTCAAGGTAACGTGTCCCTTGCCGTCATCACTTACTGTTATTTTCGGTCTTAGTTCCGCTTTCTGCTCTTCTGTCAGGTCATCGTAGGCAAGTGCCTCACCCTTGTCACCTTTGAGAGAAGCAATCTGTTCAGGTGTGAAGTCTTCATAGGTGAAGGCATCACCCTTATCACCCTTAACTTTGAGTCCTTCAAGCTGTTCCTCGGTGAAGTCATCATAAGTGAAAGCATCACCCTTGCTACCTTTAGAGCCGTTCTTGATACGAAGACTTGTCTTTGTGCCGTCTGTCAGGGTAATGGTATAAAGGTTTACTCCGTCATCCTCTGTGGATACAACTGTCTGCTCAACATTCAGAACACCGACACCATCCTTGACATCAAATTCCTTGATACCCTCTGCATCGTGAATGGAAACCTTGTGTCCGTTTTCTGCTTCTTCCACAGAAACTGTGGGACTTACTCCGTCATCACCATCTTTCACAACAAAGGAAAATGCACCTCTGCTATCGGAAATTGTGACTCTGTGACCACCTTCAACGGCAATAACATCTACCGATGCACTCTGTCCGTCTTTACCATTTGATAAAGAGAACACCTTTGTACCATCCTTGTCTGTAATGGCAATGCTGTGTCCGTCTGCTGTTTCCGTCACCTTAACCGAAGGACTATATCCGTCATCACCTTTGGCTTCAGCCTTAAAGTCCTCAATTTCCGTTTCGGTAAAGTAATCAACACCCTTTTTGGGAGTATATCCGTCATTGCCCTTGAGCATCTCAGCATTCGTCTGTACAATGCTTGTAACGATGTCCTTAACCTTGTCTTCGGAAATGGTGTCAGCAAAGTATTCTGTGAGAATGAATGTTAAATCCTTCTTGAGCTTTTCATACTCTGCATCCGTAAGACCGCTTGATACCTTGTGAACAGGCATTTCAGACTTCTTCTTTGTAATGTCCAAAGGCATATGAGTCTTGTTGTAATGCTTCTTGTATTCAAGAAGATATGTGTTATAGAGAGTCAGAGAATTGTTGTATCTCTGCATTTCTCCGTTCTCTTTGTCAATCTGCATCTTGAGATATGCCGTATAAAGCCTGTCATATGGACTCGGAACAATGAGAGTAATGGTCAACTTATCTTCCGAATAGCCTTCAAAACCATCGTATCTGCCGTCATATCCTTCGTGTGTCTTTAACACATCGTTGATGATTTTCTCATCGAGGAAGGATAACCACATCACCTTGTCCTTTATCGTGTACTGATTCGGCTTTATGTTATCGACAATATCAATACAATCTTTAATTGTCATTTGTTACCTCCTGAAAAAAGTGAAAGGAGATAAACACGTCATAATGCTTATCTCCTTTCCTCTTAGTTAAGTCCAAGTTCTTTGTTCTTTTCTTTTTCTTTCTGCACAAGTCCGTCTACATACTGCAATGCGTATTCCTCGGCTTTTTCGCCATTTCGGATTACCTCTGCAACCTCTTCGGGGATTTCAACTGTTTCTCCCCTCTTGATTATGTAATTCTTGCCGTTTACTGAAAAGAATTCTTCCTGAATTGCGTTCTGTCCGGGCAATCTCGGAAGTCGAACTGTAACCCTCTTACTTTCTTTAGCATTATCTGCTGTCTTTTTAGTTGTGTCTGCCATTGTTTTTCCTCCATTTAATTGGATTTACAGAGAGCAGATGGCGGGTCTGCTCTCCGTATGTAGTTTTGGTTTAGTTTTCTTCGTCTACGGATGCGAAGCTTGAAGATGTCTCTACTCTGAGAAGTCTTTCCTGATAGAGAATCTTAGCACCGTGATTGAACTTATAACCGATTGTGCTGAACTGATTGAGAGGTCCACCAATCTGTTCTCTTGTCTTAACAATCATTTCCATACCCTCACCCTGAGGGTCAAGAATACCGAATGCCTTTGCACCGAGGAAAAGTGTTGCATAAGACTTGCCACCGCTTGTTGCCCATACCTTACTGTTATTGCTTTCGATGAAACGACAGCCGTGAAGTTCACCGATTTCACCCTTGAAGATAGGTGTTACATCGTTGTACTTGTGGTATTCCTTCCATGCTTCCGATTCTGTAAGGTCGTGTGCTACAGAGGGATGAATGAGAGCAACATAGCTTCCGTTGATTCGGGGAGCTTTGTTCTTCTTGAGCCAAGTCACAGCCTTGTGAACAAGTTCAGGTGTCATAAGATCTGCAACGGCATCTCTGCTTGTTACATCACCTGCGTACATTACGGAATTACCGCCTACAATAATGTTTCTTGTAAGGATATCGTATGTTTCGCCTTCTGCTGCACCCATTTCTTCTGTTGCACCGAAGATAACGTCATCATAAGATTCAAGTTCAAGTCTGTCGGATACGGCTGTGAAGTCACCGTGCTGTGTGGTTTCGGCTTCAATCTTTGTCATACCGAATGTCTGTCCTGTGGGAATAACACCTTCCTGAAGAGGAGTAAGAGCCTTAGCAAAAGTGTTGAACTTTCTCCACTCTACCTTGTTGCCCTTAATAGGCTGTTTCTCACCGAACTGTGTGAACACCATTGCTTCTCTTGCGTTTTCAAGAAGTGTGGTGTCGTAGAATGTCTTCATTGTCGGGGACATAGAAGACTGTGTGGTTACGTTAATGGGATTAACGTCTGCGCTGAAAAGCTGAAGATTAAGTCTATAATCCTTCATTGTAAATTCCTCCTTGTTGTGACAGGGAGAAATAAGTTATTGTATTTTATCTCCCTGTTGTTTTTCGTCTCTGTTCATCAGCATACTGTCGAAGCTGCTGAAGATTCATATTTGAAAAATTATTCTGTACAACAGAGGAAGCATTGGATGATATTCCGTTCTCTATAGGTCTTGCCTTGTTGGAAGCAACCGCCTGTGCCGTCTGTGCCTGAATCTGCTTTGAAGCTATCTGCACAGAGGAATTAATGATTTCGCTTCCGTGACAAGCCATATATGCTGCCGTAGTATCACCGTTTGTTACCGCACAAAGTCTGCGGAAATTCTCGTCTTGCATTTCGGTGTCAAGGTCAAACTGAGGAAATCTTGATTTCGTCTTCTCGGCATTCTGCCTGAGTACCATAATGTGGTTTCGCATTTGTTCCTGTTTGTTTCTTTCTTCCTGTTCTGCATCGTATCGAGCCGCTTTACGTTGCATAGTGACTATTTCTCTTGCCGCTTCGGTAGAGATGTCATGCTCCATAGCATAATTCTCATAGTAAGAGTCATCTTCATCAATCTTCTGCGAAAGCACTTCAAGGAAGTTTTCCGCATTGGTATCGACTCCGTATTTGTAGGCTACAGTTTCAAGGATGCCTTTGTATTTGGCATTGTCTTCTTCGACACCTTTATACTTCTTGAGCCTGTCACCGATAGTCTTGTCCATGTAGGCTTTGTGTTCTTCCTTATACTCATCCGACTTTATAAGGTCTGTATAAGAAAGTCTTTCTGTTGTACTCTGCACATCGGTAGTCTGTGCGTTATCGGAAGTCTGTGTATTCGTTTCGGTTGTACTTCCCGAAGTCTTTTCCATAGCCTTCTGATAATATTTCTTTGCCTTCTCAGGGATGGAGGCAGGTATCTTCTTTTCTCCTGATTCTTCGCCACCAACAGCACCTCCGACAGCACCGACAGCAGAGCCACCATCTCCACCATCACCGCCACCCTCACCGAATAACTGTAGGTTAAGCCATAGTTTTTTCAGCATATAAAATGCTCCTTTTACGTTCTGCATTTTTATGGGGATGCGACCCCCTTGAGTATATTCTAAAGAGACGAAATTCTCATTTCATACCCTTTACGAACATTTTTACGTTTTTTTTGTAATTTTCTGCAATTAAATTTAAGCCTGTGAGTATTGTCCAATACGTCCTTGCAATGTTGCCCTCATACTCAGCCTTTGGTTTGCACGATATTCTGCCCTCACCACCCGGCTGAATGTCGATTTCAGGCTCTTCTGTGAGCATATCCTTTGAGTCGCATACACATTGTGCCAACGTGTAGAAGAGAGTAGATATAGCCGAACAGACTATATCTCTCCCCTTTTCATCAAAGTTCGCATGACCCTTTACTTCAAGCTCATATTTATCGGGATTGAATTTGATTTTTATCATACATTCTCCTTAATCAGCCTGTGTTGATTCTCTTGCATTGCTTCTTGCTCTTTCAACAAAGGGATGCTCTTCTGTACCCTGACTTACTTCCGTTGCTTCCATTCCCATATCCTGTGGAACAGGCTGTCCACCCTGAGACAGAATTTGATTTGCAACTTGCTGACCAAGAGCAGGGTCAAGCTGTGTTGCATACTGAAGAGCCATCTGCTGATAAAGAAGAAGCATTTCTGCAAGTGTTCCGTTTTCTCTTATCTTACGCATTACTTCGTCTTTTCCTGTGAAGTCCATCATATTAAGACAAGCAAGTGCTTGGTCGGACATCTGCGGATTGAAGAAACCTGCGTTGTAGAAGGAAAGAGCAAGTTCATTGATTTCCATCTTCTTGTAGGGATTTGCCTTTTCACTTGTAATTTCAATATCGAATTCAGGCACTCGGAGTCCCATATCCATACCCAATGTCATCTGTGGCTGTGGCTTGAGTCTTGAATTGTCATACTGAACAAACTCTTCGTTCATTCCGTCAGGATTGATACGGAATGTTCTCGGAACATCGTAGAACTGACGGACAAGTTCAACAATCTGATAACACACATCACGGAATTCTCTGTGGAAAGTCTTGTTGGAACTTCTGCCGTTCTTCCCTGATGTCTCCTGAAGAGCTGCAATGCCCGAAGCACTCGTTACACCATTCGGTGCGGCACCGTTGTTTACATCCTGATTGCTCGTTACATACTTGAGTTCGTCAATCTTCTGCTGAAGGAAGTTGACATATATGCTGTCGAGCCTTGAATGGTCAATAGGTCTTATGTTCTCTTCACCGATGTTGCCCTCAACGTGAACAAACTTTTTTGACTTGTCGTTGAATTCTAAGATGTTGATAGAGCCGTCATCACGTACAAAGTATCTCGGAGAAGCACCCTCAACGGCATTGTCAACTATTGCCTTGTTAAGGTGGTCAATCTGTAACTGTGTGTCTCTGCCGATGTCTGTGATACCATATCCGCATATGCTTCCCTCAATGGGATAGAGAGCCATTGTAACAAAGGGATATAATCCGTGGTCATAGAGTCCTGTTTCCGCAAGAGGCTTTGCAAGAGGAATTGTAAGAGGAATGCCTGTTTCAGGGTCAACTGTTACCTTTTCCTGTCCTATAACCTCGTTTTCTGTCGCATACAGAACAATGTCGTTGACGTACTTTACATACTGCAGAGTCTTCTTGCCCTTTACATATGTATGGTAATACCAATCGACTACAACAGACTTGTCGGATGTGTCTACGTTGTCATCGTAAAGGTATTTTGCAAGTGTAATGTTCTTGCCACCGAGTCTGCCGACACATTCAGGATATCTCTGCTCAAGGATGTTGTTTGATACAAGTTCGGTGTTGAAGATGTTCTGCGACTCCTGAATGTCGGTAATACCCGGCTCCCAAAAGAAGTTGATGAAGTCTATCTTCTTTATGGTTATGTCACCGAGTCCGTTGTGTTTGCTTCCGTCCCAAAAGATTCCCTGAATATTGCCACCGTGCTTCAATGTGTACCAAACTATGTCGGAATACACATCTTCGTATCTGTTCTGCTCAAGGATAACAGGCACAATGGCAGACAGCTTAACAGCCTCTGCTTTGTCATCACTCTGTCTCGGACGATAATTGCAAGTCGGATATGAATCCATCGCATCGGAATATCTGCTCTGTATACACGACCATAACCAAGCTGTCGCAGGTTTAAAATCGTCTGCTCCGTCATTCATATAATTCCATTGGCGAAGTTTCCAAAATTCCTCGTTGGCAATCAACTTCTCTTCAAGCCTTGCCTTGCCTTCCTTGTACTTGCGGAGTATCTCAGAAGCCTTTAATACTTCCTCTGTACCAATCTTCGGCTTCATCTGTGACAGCATCTGCTTCTTTTTTGCCGTCTGCTGAAACATTGCTATCTCGTTCTGTCTGCGAATTTCAAGTTCGCTCGGCTGTGCCTGTGCTTCAGGCATCTGCTGTGGCATCTGCTGTGCCTGTGCCGTCTCTTCAGGCACGTTCGGTCTTTTCTGTTCGTCCATTATGTCCTCCTGATAATAGCCTTGTTGTATCTGCCCTTCTCGACAAACTGATTGAGAGGGTCATATAAAGGCACTTCTTTTTTCTCTATGTTTCTTGGTGCTATAGGTCGCATCATACAAAAGTAGCGAATTTCATCGCAAATATGGTCTTCCAAGTCGGAGTCAAGGTCTTCAGGCTTGTGTTCGTCATACATCATTAAGGGAATTGTCCGTATAGCATCCTTGCAATTCTCAAAGATGTACATCATTGCCTTGCCGTTCTCGTCAAAGGAAAGTCTTTCGTGAACTTGCATCCAACCGGGGATTCTGTCGTTTACACCCTTGTCGAAGAATATGCCTTGCTTCTCGGCTTCCTCGACTATGGCAATACCTCTTGAGCCATCCCATATGGATGGGTCTGCAACACCTTGAATTCTTCTGCCTTTGAGATAAGGATGTTCTCTCTCTATCTCTGCAGCCTTTTTGAATTGTTCACTCGGTGTCCACTTGACACCCTCGTTTGGTGTTCCTGTGCATCCGTAGAATTCAAGTATTCGGTATGCACAGCCTTCGTAATCAACCGCCCACCAACCGAAAGAGAACGGTTTACCGCTTCCGAAGTCATATGACCGATAGACTTTCCACCCCTTTGGAATGTCAAACGGCTTGATAACGTGAGTCCATCTGTGTTCCTGAAGAGCCTCTTCCTCTGTAATACCTGCATCGTGACAGGCTTGGGGATTCGGTGTTACACGAAACTCTTCAAAGAATGCACCCTCAAATACATCCCATCTGCCGTTGAGCCAAGCCTCACGTAGTTTCGGTGGCAATGCTTCAAGTTGTTTTAAGTAGTCAGGATTCTGCTTCATAAGAGCCATATTGTCGGTGACAAGTGATTGAATGAAAGAGTAGTCTTCAGGATATTCTCCACGTTCATATACCTTGTCAATGAACAACCGCTTGATGTATCCGTGTCCGATGCCACCGGGATTGCAAGTGTAATAGATTCGCTTTGGGAAATCATTAACACCTCGCACACAGGCACAAATCTTTTTCATCTGCTCTTCGGAAAGCTGTGTTGCTTCATCAAGGAAGAGAATGTCAACTTCAGTACCCTGATATCTGTCAACATCTTTCTCTAAGTCGCAGTATCTGAAGAGTATTTCGCTTCCGTTTGGAAAGGTAATCTCTTTTTTGGAATCGTTGTACTTTGCTACGGCATCTTTTGCAC